GTTCGGCTGATTCCCAAGGGGCGAATCAGAGATTCCGTCGAGAATATCAAAAATCGACGGAAGCCGCGTTCTCGCCCATCGGCACCTCGACGGCCCGTTCCCGGAACGTCGCCCTCGCCGGCCGGCCGGCTTCGCGTTCATAGGGCATTGCCGGCCGCCAGCCGAACAAGGCGAGGGTGATCCGGTCACCGGCCGTTGCGGCCGTTCGGTTGACCCAATGCCATTCCTCAGCCGTGTCGAACACAACGGCCGTGTTCGCCTCGGGAGGAACAACAAGGCCTGATTGCTCGAGGCAGAGTTCTCCGCCCGGCTCCGGGCCTTCCAGGCGGTTCAGGAAGAGCACCGCGGAGGTCGTTCTCACCCACGGCCGGATCGGGTGCATTGCCGCGTCGAGATGCCGGCTGAGGAACCCACCGGCCGGCAGAACGTGGATCCCTGCTCCGTGAAGGTCGAGGTCCCAGAATGACCCGGCCGGCAGCAGCCGCTCGAGGCGGTCAGCCATCTGGTGGATCGCCCGCATGACTCCGGCCGGGATCCGCCCGGCGTCGACCGTCGCATACTTGTCAGCCGTCGCTCCCTGGTACCGATGCCAATGCGGCCACGTCAGTTCCGGGACGGTTGCCCGAGCCCCGACGAGGCAATGACAGTCAATCGCGTTCCTGATCACGTCCGGTTGCATAGCGTTCCCCTGTAATAGACATCCTGCCCGTCTCTCACCGTGACCGCGTATCCCCGCAGCCCGGCCGCGAAGGCTACTCCAACGAGGGCCTCCGCGGAAACGTTTTGATAGTACTCGCCCGGCCGCACCTCGCCACCATCGAAGGCTGAGTGAGGCGGCCGGTGAGCACCGGCGACCGTGATGATCATCTCCCCACCGACCTTCAGCCAGCCGGCCGCCCGGCGAATGATGGCAGCCCACTGCGCGGCATGCTCAAACACCTCGCAGCAAATCACGAGGTCAGCCGGCTCGACGGGATCGTATTCGATCGCATCAACGACGAGGTCGACGTCAGGCCCGTCCTCGCAGTCGATGCCGAACCAGTCCGCGTTTGGATAGAGCACCCTCACGGTGCCGTTGACGTTGCGGCTCCCGATCTCAATCACGCTGATCGGCTGATCGGTCGCCTGCTCGCGGATCCACTCGAACGCCTCGGTATGCATTGCTCTGCCTTTCCATTTTTCGTTGCCAGGTCACCCACGCCGGCCGCACCGTGCCGTCGAAGTACTCCGCATCGTACAGTCGCCGATTATCGTTCAAAAACAGGCACCGCGTCTCACGGGGATCGCATAGCTTTCCCGGCCATGACTCAGTGCCCGCAAACCAGTTGTCGACGGCCCACCATTCTCGCTTCGCGATCTCAGCCGCCCGCCACCAGTAAAACGTCCCGCTGTACGCCCAATCCTTCCACTTGCCCAACAGGCCGAACTCACGAAATGATCCGGTGAAGAGGGCATGGCGAAGGTGCTGCTCGACGAGAGGCCAATAGTCCAAACAACTCCGGTACATCAACTCCGTCCAGTCCCGCGTGAACGAACCGTCCTCGTACTGAGTTCCTTTCGCATGAGCGCTGAAGACGACCAACCCCGAATTCCTCGAGGGCATCCCGATCGCCTCGAGCATTGGGCGAAACGTGACGACTTCCCGGAGCTTCGGATTGTTCCGCACGACGATAACCTTGTCGAAGGTCAGGCCGCCCGCGGCCGCCTGACGAACGACTTCATCGGCCGAGTGAGTCGTCTCGTCGATCGCCACGCCGAGCACCTTCGGGCCGTTGAACAGCCCGGCTCGCCGGCTCAGTTGTTCCACGTTCCACCGCCAGCAGTCGCTCCGCATGGTTGGCCAGACGTGAAAGGTCAGTGCTCTGGTTGGTGACTCAAACGGGCCGAGGTAAAGATGGGGACCGTCAGCCTCGGATCGCCATCCGGTGTATGGTTTGCGTTTGCCGGACTTCCGCTGCCGCTTATCCGCAGCCCTTGCACGCAGAGGCAGCTTTTTTTTTTCGGGTGGCCTCGCCGGCTCCGCTCCCAACTCGACGGCCCGGTCAAACCAGTCTTGTACGATCGCTCGCGTCATGCCGCCGCCGAGCAGCTTATCGAGCCACACGCCGGCCGCCTGCAGCCCGGTAGCCTGATTGCCCTTCGAGACGATGGCCTCGACGATCGAATCCTTTAGAGGCCTTGCCTCGTCCTGAGTCAGCCGGTCGAGTTCCTCCATCCGAGCCCGACACTCAGCGCACTTGATCTCCGAGCCCGTCTCCGTCGCGATGATTTCCGCCAGCCGCGTTCCGATCGACGACTTCACAATGCGAGCCTCACTGCAGAACGGCTCCGGATCGAGCACCGGATGCTCTGGTGGCACCGCTCCGCAGCCGCCCTGCTCCCAGCAGATCCAGAGGTCACGGCCGCAGTTCCTGATCGGAGCGATGCCCTGACATCGCTTGTGGAGTTCCGGCCCTTTGATCATCTGGTGCCGTTCGCAGAAACCGTGAAGAGGGCATGAGCAATGCGGATTCATTCAAACACCGTGATTGTGATCGCCACCGAGGTATCCAAAGAACCAACTCCGCAGCAGCCGATACCACCGGCAAAGAAGCCGCTGAAGACGATGTAAACCGGATCGCACGTCACCGAGGTCGCGTCGCCCGAAAAGCTGCAGGCACCCGGCCCCGCCGTGGTCTGGATGTGCCACGTCGTTCCGCTGCAGGAGAGGCTGAGGCCGAAAGGCTGATCGCACATCTCGGCCGTGCCATCCCAGATCGATCCGGCTTCGTTCGAGAACAACGGGACCGTGAAGGTCGTAACGCATGAAGGGCAGGCGACCGTGACCTCCGCGAAAAGTGTTCGTGGGACAGGTCGATCGCAGCAGGCCGTTGAAACGGATCCGCATTGCCCGCCGCACCACGCGCAGTCGATCGACACATACCAGTTCGTTCCTCCGGTATCGGTGAACTGCCAATAGTGAAAGACGGTCGGGCAGTTGGTTGGATCACTCAGGTCGGCCTTCGTCAGCGTCGTCGTTGATTCGACCGGTGCGACCAACTCGATCTTACAGCACCGCGTTGTCTTCAGCCGGATCATGTCAGAGTGAAGGGAGGCCGCAGAGGTTGCTGAGATCCTGACCCTCACGATCCCGAGGTTCGCCCCGGTGCCAACGTGATCAGAGTTCAGTGTGAATCGCTGGATCTTCAACGCGTCATCCGCGGCCGCCTGCCCAGCCTGACTCCCAAGGGCCTCCCATCCGCTGCTACTCCAGTTCCAGACGTCAAAGAGGGCCGTCCCGGTCGCGTTGTGAAGGTAACCGATCCACGTCAGCCTGAGGGGCAGTCGATCGTCGATGTCCCACTCGGAGGTCGCGGAGATGCTGCCGGCCGCCGCGTTGATCTGATGCAGTTCCGCGTCATCAGCAAAGGAAAGGATCGCCGGCAGGTTGCAGGGTGCGTAGGCAACCTCGGTGCCGGTCGTCACCGTGCACGTCGCCGGTGCCGCCCAATCGCCTCCGGGAAGAATCACGCCCCAGGAGCCCACCGTCCACTCAGCCGTTCGCTCGACAGCCGTCCGGGATCCGCTGCAGTTGCTGATCGTCGTTTCCGTAATCACCGCACAAACCACGTCGTTGCTTCCGACGATCGTGACGGTGCCATCGGCCGCCTGACTCAGCACCGAGAGGCAGAGGCATTTGCAGACGCAGCCGCACCCACCGCAGTTGATGTTCGTTGCGATGTCGAGCCCCTCCGGAGGGCTGAGGCTCATCTCGCGGCCGTCGTAGAGATCCCACGTGCCGCCGAAGTTCACGCAGGCCTCCGTCCGCATGCCCACCTGACAGTCGTATGCTGACTGGTCAGCGTGATCGATCAGCCGCTCACCGGTATCGCCGGTCTCCTCAATCTCCCAGACAATCCAGCACTCCTCGTAACGCACCTCGAGGCGAACGATGATGGTGTAGGTTTCGCCCTGGAAGAGCAGGTTTCCGCGGAACTGGATCGGAGCCCCCGGATACGGATTGCCGCTGCCGTCCGTCGACGTGCAGTCGCGTTCGATCAGCGAATACCCGGCCTCGTAACCGTCAGTGATCGAGAAGCAGAGAAACCGAGGGATGCACCGGCAGCAGTATGCCTGCACCTCGATCACGTCAGCCGTCGTTGAAGCCCGAGGATCGGTTGGTGGCGACCAGCAGCCGCCACAACAACACTTCCCCTGCCCCGCTCCCTTCCCCGCCATGTTTCACCCTCAATCGCAAGACGCATTCGCGCAGCAAAGCCCGATAACCTTCCAGTATCGTTCAGGGGCCGCCCCACCGTAGCCGGCGAAGTGCAGGGCCTCGGCCTCGTCGTCAGTGTAGACCAGCACCGCATGCCCCTTTCGATCCGTCAGGTCTACGTTCGGTTCGTTCAAATAGCAACCGTCCGTGTCATACACGTCGACGACCGTGTCACCGAGGTCGCTGCCGTAGACTTCACCGAGGAAGGACCGTTGCCGGATTTGCACGTAGGCTGAGAAGTTCGTCGGATCGCTGCTGATGATCTGAAACGCGATGATGTTCCCGCCGCCGCCACTCGCTTCCTCAGCCCCCTGCCATCGCCCTCGGTGCGGGCGAGCGTTGACCAGCCGCCGAGCATCCTCCCGAATCAGCTTTCGCACCTGATCGGTAGCCGTGTCCGATAGAGCATTCCCCTTCGCCATCGTCTTCCCCTCTGATCACGTCAACGGCAGGACCGTGAAGTCCTTGAGTTTGTATACGTTCGCCGGAATGAACACCGCGTTCAACGGCGATGGGTTCGCGAGTTCGCCTCCGGATCCGTTGAGAGGCACCGGGCTGCTCGGCCGCTCGTTGTCGCCAGGGTTCCGAATGTTCTCGAGGTCGCCACCGTAGCCGATCTTCCGGAAGCCCTGATCGAGAGGCGAGAGGTCCCAACCGTCCTCGTCGATGCACAACGTCAGCGTGAGGCTCCGGAACGTCGTGCCGTTCCGATAGTTGTTTCCGCCCACGCGCACCGCCTGCACCTTCGCGGTCTCGGCCGCCACCGTCAGCCCATCGACTGTGAAGCCGGCAATGTTGATGGCATCTTTGTAACTGAGGATCCACGCCGGGACGGAAGCCAGGTTCTTCTGGATCGTGACAATACGCCGGCTGTCGTCCATCATGACCGGTGGATCGAAGAAGTCGCCGGCTGAGTTCAGGATGGCCTTGCCGTCGCGATCGAAGACCGCAGGCTTCTGGAACTGCTCTGAGTCCCACTCGATCACAGCCGCATCGAGTGTCGGATCCTGATCGAGCACCCACTCAGTTGACCATGAGACGGTCACTTCCCATCCCACGTAGCCGGCGACCTGCTTCACGTCGATGTCGTAGCAGTAGGCCCCGGTGTCAACGTCATGCACCTCGCCGATGTACGGCAGGCTCGGGTGTGACCCAACGTCGTATTCGTTCTCGCTGATGTCAGTCGAGGAAAGGATGTAGACCCGCGAATACGTCCGCTGCCCCTTCGAGTTCCGGCCGCCACGCGTCGCCGGTTTGATTCCATGCAGAGTGATGGTCACGATTGCTCCTTCGGTTCAACGACAACCACGGTGCCCGGAGGCTGTGCCCGGATGACTTCCACCGCCAGCCCTGCGTTCAGCAAGGCCTTTGCCTGCTCACCGTAGAACAGGGTGTTGATTGGATACACCGCCCACACCTGATCACGGCCTTCGGTGTTCTGACGGACCTCGCGATACTTGCAGGCCTTCCGTTCTTCCTCAGTCAGCCGTTCCTCGAGGCGGTACACGCGCTTGATCGCTCGCGCGACGAGCACCCCGTCATGAATTACAACCTCGTTCGTCATGGCAGAAAGTCCTGAATCAGCCCGATACCCCCGGCCTTCACTTCTGACACCAGTTCTCCGAGGGGTCCGAGAAGGGCCGCGGTCTGCTTCTCGGTAGCCGCCACAACGGGATCTTTGCCCCGCATCGATGCTTTGACCAGTGACGAGTAGGCTTCCTGGGATCCGCGTCGCATCGCCCCGGCCGACTGCCCGTCTTCAAACTTCTGCTTGCTGCCACCGAACCATCGATCAAACACGCCGGCCCACGCTCCCGCCTGCGTTGCGAGCCCGGTGCCCTTGTTCAGGGCCGCCTGCGTCATCGCGGCCAATGGTCCCTGCAGGTTCTCACCGATGCCTGAGAACAGCCCTGTGAGGCCGTTGCCGCCCTTCAGCTTGCCGGCCATCTTTGGATCGACCAGTGTTGATGGGGCCGGAATGACTCCGGCAATGCCAGGGACGCCGGCGAAGGTTCCAGTTGCCTCACCGCCGCCGCCGAGTTCTCCGAACAATGCTCCCAGCCGGCGATTGGCCTTGTCGAACTGATCACCGCCAACTGTCGTCGTTGCCTTTGCTCCGATCCGTCCTGGAGTCTGTTCGAAGAACGGATCGATCGCTGCCCGCATGGTTTCGCCGAGAGCCTTCATGATCGGGGTGCCCGCCTCAAGCATGTACGCGAAGACATCATCGATCCTGTATTTGATGGCCGCCACCGCCCACTCGTAGATCCCGGCAAGCAGCCGTTTGAGGAAGGCCATCTTGTCCCCGAGCTTCGAGAAGTTGTCGAGGAAGGTCGACGACACCGAAAGAATGTTTTTGATGTACGGACTGATCGCGTCGCCGATCTGAACGCCGATCGCCTCGAGCGTATCGAGGAAGGTTGACCAGAGGCCGTTCAGCGTCGACGACTGTTCGACCATCATGTTCGCGAACTTCGATTGCGCGAGTTCATCGAGTGCGACCTGCAGTTCGTAGAACCCCACCTTCCCCTGCTCGACGGCCTTGTTCACGTCACCGAACTGCCTCGCCAGTGAATCACGGATGTTGATTCCGCGGCCGCTGAACTGGTTGACGTCCTGCATGTACAGACGGCCCTGGACACGAGCCTTTCCATACAACTCAGCCAACTCACCGATGGGAGTTCCGGTGCCCGATGCGATGTCACCGAGTACTCTCAACTCGTCGATGACCCGCTCCTGAGAACCACCGAAGGCGAGCAGCTGTCTCGCCGCGTCGCCGATCTCCATTTTCCCATACGGAGTCGAGGCCGCGAACTTCTCGATCTTCTTCATCATGACGAGCGCGTTCTCGGCTGATCCCGTCAGGACCTTAAACTGCGTCCGCATGGTTTCGGCATCAGCCGATAACTTCAGGAGCCCCACTCCGGCCGCGGCTCCGAGAGTGCCGATCAGCAGCAGGTTTCGGGTGATAGCCTGAACGCCGGCCTTCACCACACCTACCGTTGCCTGCATCATGCTCTGCACTCGACCGAGGCCTTTTTCAAGGCCGCTGGTCGAGGCAGTCACACGAACGACGAGGTCACCAATGAACGAAGCCATCGATCGCCCTTTGCATGCTCACGCCGGCCGAGGCCAGCATGGTCTTGAGTTGTGCACCTGTGATCGGCTTCTCCGATTCCGCCGCGTCGATCGGCATCCACGGTTGCCCCAGAGGGAGGCACCCACGCATGACCATCTCCGGACGAACCGAGTTATCCTCAGTCGAAACGAATACACCCACAATGCTTGCCACCAGCGAAACCAGCCCCGACATCCCTATGGGGCTGACCCGGTGCTTTGCCAGCCAGAAGTTGATCTGATCTTGCGACATCGAGTCGAGCAGCATCTCGGGATCGATGATCCCCCACCGCTCACACAACTCCGCCGCGATCAGGAGTTCTGGCCGGCTCCTGAGTTTTTTTCGAACTGCTCCGCTGTCATGCCGGAGTTCACTCTGTCAGCCGCTTCGTAAAGACGGTCGACAATGTGGATCGCCTGCTGACTCAGGACCGCCACGTCCTCGATCGAGAATAGCTTGTGGCCGTCCTCATCGAAGCAGCATGCAACGATCAGCCGCTCACGCATCTGCCGTTGCTTTGCGAGGTCAGGCTGCCCGTTCTTCACGAACTGCAGGTCGAAGACCCCCTTCTCCTTCGCCGTCATTCCTTTGACGATCACTTTCGCTCCGTCAGCCAGATCGCTGAGATCAACGACCTCCGTTCGGGCCTCTGCTGGTTTAAGCAGCAGGTCCCTCAGATCCGCCTTCTTCATGCTCCACCTCGTCGAAAACATCGACCTCGGCGACCTGCTCGACGACACCCTGCTGCTCCGCATGCTGCTGCAACAACGCCTGTTGTGCCTCAGCATTCTTCGCCATCAACGCCGGGTGCCCCGTAGCCTTTGCCAAGGCGATTTGTGCTGGAGTGAATTTGGCCCTCGCTTCATCGTCGGCAGGATCCGCGATCCCAACTCCGATCAGCTTGTACACGTCAGGCCCCTCCAGAATCAGCCCGACCGGCCGAATGCGCTTTGTAACCGTTTGCCCGGCGACAACACAATCCTTCAGCACATAGGTGCCTTCGGGTGCCCGTGATGAAGCCTCGTGTTCGCAGGTGATTCGCACTTTCATGACTTGCTCCAAAAAAAGAAAAAGCCCGGTCGCCGGCGAACCGAACGACCAGGCCGGCGAAGAAGGTCTCGCCCTGATCACGTAGGCCAGGTCGGATTCCCGTTCAGAGTGTATCCGACGTTTGCCTTCACTCCATCATTCATCTGGAACGTCTGACCCACCTCGATGCCCGCGATCTTGAACGGCAATTCGGTCGCGTCGCTGTAGATGATCTTCCCGTCCAGTTGGTTTGCAGCCACCGTTGTTGGCGTCGTCAGTTCATCAGTGATTGACTGGTGGCCGCTATTCGTCGGCAGCCAGAACAACTCCATCGCGATGTCAGGCGGAGTCGTGAAGCCGGTCGCCAGACGGGCCTGACCGCTCGCGCTCTGCGAAAGGTTCGTGTACTCAAACGTTTCGCTCTTCGCTCCGCTGATGCTGATCGACAACACTTCTGCGATCGCTGCGAGGCTGCCGGCGACGTCCTGCTGAAGGACCGTGCCTTTGGAAATAATTGTCATGGATCATCCCCCAATCGTGATTTTGAAACATTGTGGTGCCGTCTTGATCGCATCAGCAACGGCCGTCGTCAGCAGTCTCTCGCATTCACGTCCGACACGCCGCCACGCCGTTTGGGCGTATCGCTGCGTGTCAGTGTCCTGAGGATCGAACCGGATCCGGGGAGGAAAGAAAATTCCCGCTCTGCCCTGCCGGCCGGATCGACCGATTCGCATGCCGGTGAAACGATGCGATCGCGATCGGTTCGCCGGGATGGTTGTGATGTACGAAACCTCGATTCGCTCGAGAACGTCCTTCACCGCCGCGGCCACCTTCGTTCGGACGTGTTCCGTGATGGGCGTGAAGTCCATGCCGTTGCGGCCGAGGGCCGAAGCAAAGCCGGAGAACGCACCCTGCTCGAAGATACCGGAGAGATCCGTCATGGTTCAGGACTGACCCTTTTCAGCCGCACCTGCAATCCGTCGAGGGTCATCGCCCCAGACAGTTCCCGCTCCTGCCGGCTGATGTTCAGGAGCCACATTCCGTTCTGATCGTTGCCCGTGTCATGCAAGTGCCAGTCGTAGCCTTTGGCCAGAACCTTTAGAGGGAACCGGCCTCGGGCATGGAGGCGATCCCTCACCGTGCCCGAGATCCATAACCGGCCCGTGTACTCTGTCTGGAAGTTTCCGGAAGGCCCCGCGTCGTCCAGTTCCACGATGGCTGACTCCGAGAGGGTGCCGCCGCCGTGGAGGTAGAACTCCACGGTCTCGGCAAAGTCGTCCTCGTTGATGAAGACGTCTTCCACATCGGATTCCATCTGGTCGCGTAACGTCATGAGGCCGCTCCAAAAACTCATCAGGCTCCGAGAGCGTATCCAGCCAGGGCATAAACCCCGGTGATCGACAGGGCCGGCGTTCCGGTGCCGGATCCCTTCTGGATCTGAAACACCGGCTGCACGTTCTGCCCGCTGGTCACGGATGCCATCGAGAAGGTCGTAGCCGTTGCCACGCGCTCGCCGTCGATGAAGAACCGCACGTCACTCAGGCCGTTCGTGAAGTCGATGACAAACTTCTTCCAGGTGGATGACAGGCTCACCGCGGTCGCCTTGTCATCATTGTCGGTTGTGTTGTCGTCCGTCTCGGCGACAACGAGACTGGTGCTCACGGAGCCTTCCATACGGAACCACGCGTTGACCGTCACCGAGTCAGGGGTGTCGTTGCGGGCTGATCCGAGACCCATCACGATGGTCGTCGCGGAATCAACGCCGCTGACCTTCGCAAGGAACTCGAACCGCTTCAGTTGGGCGAGGTCGAGGAAAAGAATGTCGCCCTGATACAGGCAGACGTTTTCGACTTCGTTCGTCGCTGCAAGGGTGAGAACGGCCATCCCGCCGTCTTCCGTCGCGCAAAGGTAAGTTGGGGTGCCGGCCGCGGAAGTGTCCGCGATGACCCAACCGTTCATGCCGGCAGTCGTCGAGAAGACTTGCGAACGGGCGAAACGGTCTCCGCCCGGTGCAGGCCACTCGAGTACTCCACGATTCACTGTCATAACTGCGTCTCCATGAGGAGGTTGATCTGAAAGAAAAAGAAGAACCCCCCCGGCCACTGCCGGGAGGTCGTCATGATCAGCCGGCCGCCATCAGGCTCCGTTGTGCTTCTGCAGGCCTCGGTGATTCAACGGCTTTGCACCGAACGATTGCAGGATCGTGTAGGTCTGCGAGAGCTTGTTGAAGTCGAGGTTGGTGCGAAGCTGAGGCGTTTCCTGACCGCGGAGGAAGGTCACTTCCACCGTCTCGATCTGAGAAGGATCCGCCGCCAGGTACCACGCAGTCGTGGAGTTCGCGTCGAGCAGAGGCTCGATCACTGGCACCAGTCGGGCCGCCGTGTTGTAGGCCTGGTTCGCTGAGGAAGGGTCCCACGCTGACAGCACCAACTGCATAATGGTGGTGTATAGCGCTGAAGGCCCGATGATAAACCGCGGACTCAGGGCGAGCAGGTCAGGACCTTCGTTCCCTTCCGGAGTGTTGTTGCCACGCATCTGCATCATCAGGTTCGTCAGCGTTTGCACCGTCGTGACAGATGGAGCCCCTGCTCCGGTCGTCAGATTGGTTCGCTTGCGGGCACCGGTAGCGGCAGCAAAGAGAGCCACGCCGTCACCCATCGTTGCATTGGCCGTGATCTGAGACCACGCCACCGCGTTGACGGTACGACGAGCAGCCGCTCCCAACTGACCGGGGATCCGGCTGAGGAAGCCAATGTCGTCGTTGACGATCAGGCGGTAAGAGAAGTCGACCTGGATCGAACGAGCCTCGACCGCGTAGGTTTCCTTTGAGTCCGTGATGCCCGCCACTTCCGGATCCGCCGTGTCGTTCCACACCGGCAGGTTACCGATGGCTCCCAACTGCAGCCGGTGAATGTTCTTGAAGTCATCAACGGAAGGCCCCTGCCGCATCGGTCCCTGCCAGGTGCTCGGAGCTTCCTGGTATCCGAGCATCATGGACTTATTCACCGCGTCGAGGGTCATGTTCGCGAAGTTGCCAGTCGTGTGATACGGGTTGGCGCTTCGGAACTTGATACCCATGTCCGCGGCTCGCTGAGGACCGAACATCGCGATGATCGCGATATTGTCCCGGCTGAGGCCTCGGGTGTTCACGCCGTAGACATTGCGAACCATGTCCTCGGCCATGTCGTACAGGCCCATCGCGTCGAACTGCTGCCACCCCTTCTTCATCTCCGGGGTTTCGAGGTCACCGATCACGATCGCTCGTGCGCGTTCCCGGCGAGCCTTGATGGCCTTTTCGTGCCACTCGTTGATTGGCTGCTCGTCGAACGGGATCACGTTGTTCGCACAACGCATGACGAGGGCATTGCCCATGTCACGAACCAGTTCGTCACGGCCTTCGCGGGTAACCCGGATAACTGCACCGGTCGAGAAGGTAGCCGCGTCGGTCGCCTTTCGCTGCAGCAGGAATCCCTGCACCGCGTTCAGGTCAGCCATCGCCGCCGCTTCGTCTAGCAGGTCCTCACGGTCTGCAATCTTGCAGAGGTCGCTGACCTGCTTCCGGAAGGAGGCTCGCTGTTCGGCGAGACGTCGTTCAGCCGCCTGAGTCGCTTCCACGATGCGATCGGCAATGCGATTGACATCGATGTCCAGCGTCGCGGTACCGGTGCCACCACCGGCCTGTCGTTGTGCGGCCGCTGCTGCTGCCTAGGC